GCCTTGGGCACTGGGGCCGCTATTCGCGGCATACTCCAGCTGTCAGATGCCGCAACTGAGGTCGGTAACCGAATTCGCACCGTGACGTCCTCGACCGAAGTCTTTCTGTCTGTTCAGGACCGTCTCTTTGACGTCGCCAACCGAACGGGGGGAACGATCGCCGACACCGCCCGTCTGTTCCAGCGGCTGTCCGTCGGTACGCGGGATCTCGGTGTGGGCACCGCCCGCGTCGTCAACGTCGTTGAGGGCCTGAACGCTGCGCTGGTCGTGTCTGGTTCGACCGCTCGTGAAGCCTCCGCCGCGCTCCTTCAGCTTGGTCAGGGACTCGCGTCCGACAATCTATCTGGCGAGGAGCTTCGGTCACTCCGGGAGAACTTGCCGCAGTTGGCCCAGGAGCTGGCGGATGTTCTCGGAGAGCCGATCGGCGCACTCAAGGAACTCGGCCGGCAGGGCAAGCTGAACGCGGAAACGGTGTTCCCTGCACTTGAAATCGCTGTCGAGAAATTCCAGAAGAAGCTAGAGAACGGAGAGGTCATTTTCACGTTCGCCCAGGCGTTCAACGCTGTGCGGAATGCGATCGTTAAGGCCTTCACGATCATCCAGCGAGCAACGGGCCTAACGCAAGACATGACGAAGGCGATCTTCAGCCTGTCGGACGGTCTGGCGGAGAAACTGGTAAACGCTCTGGCCGACGCCTTGGATTTCGTCGCCAAGGTGGTCGACAGCTTCACCGATCTAAAAGCGACTGTCATGGGCTTTGGCCCCGCGCTCAGTGCCGTGGGTACGGCCTTCGGGTTCCTGGGGAAGGTGGGGGTCGTTGGAATTCAGTTCCTCAACGTTGCCTTCAATAAATTCCTCGTCAAGCTGGCTCAAGGCAACTCCTTGTTGCAGAAGTTTCTGAGGTTCTTCAAGCTCGCGTCAGACACTGACGTTGCGATTGCAGACGCGACTCTGGCGGGCCAGATCGAGGACACGGATACTGCGCTTGATGCTCTCAACAAAACGGTCGAAAAATTCACTAACGCAAGTTTTCTTGAGCTGGCAAGCGGAGTTGATAACCTCGGCTCTAAGGCCAGTGAGGCGGGGGACATAGTTCGGGGGCTTGGACAAAGCCTCCGTGATGCTGCGAATACTCCTATCCCGAGGGCTGACGACGCGGACAAACCCGGCCCGGACTTTTTCGCGCGAGCCGCTAAAAACACCAAGCGCATCGCGGCCGAACGTGACGACCCAGTTGACGTTCCGGTTGACCTAGCTCTGGGCATTCGTGACGCCTTTGGGGAGGGATTCGCTGAAGCGATCAAGAACGGTGGCGACATCTTCGCGTTGGTCTCGGCTAACTTAGAAGAGGCCGCAAACAACGCGCTCATCAAAAGCTTTCAAACCGCGTTCGACACGGCCCAGGGGCTGCTTGAGGAGGCGTTCAAGTCCGCGGCTACCGTGCTAAAGGAAATTCTTCCTGACGCGATCGAGGGCCTTGGCCCAGTGCTCGGTGACGTGCTCTCCGGCGCGATCCAGTTCGTGGCGCTCCAGGCCCTCTCCGCCCTCCTGGGTGGGGGCGGGAACAAGCAGTCCTCGTCCAACGCCAACGTGCAGTCTGCTGTCACGAGCACCCAGGCAGTGCGGGGTATCGTCGCGGGACCGACAGAGGTCGCTATCGCGAATGTTGGCCGAAACATTGCGGAGGCGATCGATCCTCTGCTACAAGAGACTGTCGTACAGACAGGCATCCTCCGGGGTATCCTCACCAGCGTTCAGTCTGGTACGGCCGCCTCGGGCGGGGCAACCACCGGAAATACAGCAGCATTGGCATTCGGGAGCGCTCCGGCTGCCACTGCATAACAGAGGGATACAATGACTGACCTACAGCAAATCGCGCGGCACCTAGACCGCATCGCCACTTGCATGGAATCAACCACGGAGATAGCCAAAGGGATAGCTTCCGTCGATCCCCAGCAGCAAGTCCGCGACGCAATCCAGGCCATGAAGGATTCCACACCAGCCTTCGCAAAGGTCTTCGAACAGGCAGAACAGCTGATGCTGGGCCAGATGCCGAACAAGAAGGGAGAAATCAGTGCCCCTGGAAGTGATTGAGCTTCGCGATACGCGCGTGTTCACGCAGGATTACACAAACACGGTTCTGGTCAAGAACATCGCCAACGATGTGTCGACCGGGTACAACTTCACTGGCGCGAACGGGGCCTACGACGGAACTCGATATATGCATTCTGCGTACGACATGATTCGCGACCGGATCACGTATTTGGTGACGGGCGAGAAGCAAATCAGCGTTGGAATCCGCGCAATCGAGAGCGGGATTGCCTCATTCGATGCATTGATGCGAAACGCCTCCATTGGCGCCTATCGTACGCGTACCCAGCTCACAGGTGGAGGCTCGTTCTCCAGTTTCTACTCGGGCCAGCCAAACCTGCAGACAGGCCAGCAGAAGATCTACGGGTTCGAGAACTCAGACCAGCATTTCGAGCTGAACACGCTGGACAACTCAAAGGGTGCTCTGGACATTTGGCCGAACGTGGTGTCGAACTTTAGCGCTTCCGTGGCCTCGACAGGCACTGCCGGGTACTTTTCCGCGAGAGGGGTTTCGGTCGGATGGAACATAACTGTCTTCGAAGGTATCACCGACACCACCGGATTTTCTGAGGCGATCATTGGGGGCTCCAGCCACCCGAAAGGGTTGGCGCTGATCAACGTCGCGGTCACCAATCTAGATGGCGGAGCGAACACGGATGAGCGTTTTGCATGGATTGATCTGGATACGGGCAACTGCGTGGGCGTACTGAACATTCCCGTGCTAGCTAACAGTGGAAGCGCGAACCTTTTCGCTGAGCCTTCGGTGGGGGGATTTGACTTTGTCTGGCACAAGTCTCAGTTTGTCCCCGATGTGGGGTCCACGTTTGCGAATCCCAAGGGTGAACTGCATGTATTTTCGCAGGAGTCGGGGAATGCAACTTACGACAGTTCAACGTCGATAGTTGCTCCGGGCTCGACGTTTACGTCAGTAGCTAAGAGACAGTTCGTAGCGGTTTATGACTTCAACCCGTTCGGTGATCCGGCTGGGACGGTTCGAATACATAACCGACGCATTTTTCTCGGGGTGTTCGACATTCCGTTCGAGCCTATCATCGCCGGCGGGATTAGTACAGTTGGTACCGGGGGTGCTTACTCTAGTTTTTCGGATCGTGGCCACAACACCTTCTACCACCCACCTAGCAGGACATACGTCAACCACGTCGGGAACAGTTCAGGTCCAAACTCCGTGGGTCCGGATGACCCGGTAGCCCTTACTTCCCGCATCATTCGGTTCAGGCGAGCTTTTGCCATTGGGGGGATCGGGCAGCCTGTACCTGAGACAGCCGTTACCGAAAACAGAACGATTCGCGCCCGCGTGGATGCGCTCAGCGATATTGGTGCTCGAGCTGTTGGCGTGAACGTGGCCTTCACGCTCCACAAGGTCTCAACTCGGGATGAGAATTTCGATGGTACGGCGTTGGGTGCGGGCACGTTCACAGTTGCCACGGACGAGATTGATGAGGATGGTTATCTGGAAGTCCGCAGCGGAGGGGGTGTCGATGATGAACCTGGGCCTACGATGCTCGACGAGACGACCGACTACACGGTAGCGTACGCTACAGGCGTTCTGACGCCGGTTGGCTCTTGGCCTTCCGCTCAAATTCACGTTCGGTGGCGGCATCGAAGCGTACGCGTCGGGACGGGCCACGGAACGCTTCTGGTTTCGCAAGGAACCACGGATGCGAATGGAATCGCTTTCGCTCACATAACGTATGGCACTAATCTAGCCGGAGAGCTTGACGAGTGTGAGGCGGTCGCGTAATGGCGCTCACAGGGGAGCAAGCAAGGTTCCTGTACTCTGGGGCGGTTAGCTCCTTCGTTGCACAGTCGAATCCGTTGTTGAGTCTTGGCGGCTGGACCCCGAGCGTGAATACGTTTGCACTTATCGCTGAGTCTGCCCCCTACGCCCAAGCCACGCTCGACGGTGTGTCCCCTGCGATCAACAAGCTAAGCGCGAGTACCCCGGATACGGGAGAGACAGACGTACCTGCCATTGGTGACTGGATCATGGTCGTGACCGGGAATGCCGCGCCGGCTGTTGGAAAGGTTGTGGCCATCGACACAGGTGTGGTCACCCTTGACCGTGAGCTTCCCGCTCTCACCGCCGCTTCGGATACGATCCGCACCAGCAAGGCTGAGAACTTATTCCCGGATGTGACTTTGGCCCAAGCCTCGGCCGGCGTAGTCGATCATCTCATGATTTATTTCTTTCAGCGTGGGGGCAGCACTGAGGGTGACTTCCAGTTCTGGATTGAGCCGCTGACCCCTAGCGCAGCGACGATAGAGATCATGGCAGCAGGGGGAGCCATTACCGCCTGCAACGCTCCGGACATCACGCTTACGACTGACGATCCGTTCAGCGCGTTCGGTAATGTGGACTTCGCTGATTCTGGAGGGCCGTTCTCTAACGTTTGGGGCGGCACGGAGCTGATCAACCTTCGGTACTCAGAGGGTCTTGCGACGCCCGGTGGCGCCACGGGGGTCCGCCCCGCGAACGCGAACAGCCCCATCTGGCTGCGCCGGACTATCCCAACCGGGTCTACAGGTGGCAAAACGGCCTTCGCGCTATTCGGAAAGAGCATCGCTGACCCGTCTCCGAATCCGGACCCATTCGTGTTCGGCTTTATTTTTGCGTTCGACATCCCCGAGCTGACTTATACTGGTACACTCGCGATCGACCGCACTGTGTACATCCGCGGCGCCACTCGGGTAACTGGGACAGTGGTAGATCAGTTCGGTGTACCCGTTCCCAACCTCAACGCCTGGGTGGAGATTGACAGCGGACCTGGATCCGTTGCATCCGACCAAACAGGGCGCACAGATACAAACGGTCAGATCTCCGCGACTTACACCGCGCCTCTAACGCTGTCCACGGACGCTGTTTTGAAAATTGTTATTCCTACGAACTCGGAGCTATAGATGCCCACAGAAAGCAAGATCTGGGAAATCCTCGTGGGGGAGGCGACGACCGCTACGCTCCCCATCATCATCGTTGACGCGGCAAGCGCAGGAAATCCGTCCGCGCTTCGCACGATGACTCACCCGGACTCGGCCAACTTCCCAATTGTCACGTACAACAAGAACCCCGACCGGACGATCAACTTCGATCAGGCCCCGCTCCCCACGCCCTCGTCGGACACGTTCCGCACGCTGGGTACTACGCAGCCGTTTGTGACTCAAAACTATCTAGACGATACGATCGTAACAGAGAGGTGGGAGGCTCCAGGCGGAGTCGCGCCGATGACAACGGCGCAATTCCGCCGGATGTACGAGTTGGTTGTGAACCCGCCGGCGGCTGCTGCCCCGGAGAACTTTTTACAGTGGGCCCCCAGTGATCGAACTACGGTGGCCTACAACGTGGTGCTTCTGGACATCCGCGTGGGGGGTACCGCTGGCAAACTGGACGTGAAGGACAACGGGCTTTACCCAGCTGGCACGCTGGACGCCGTCCCCACTGGGCTGATTGACCGCGTGGTGGAGTGGGACTTCCTGCTCGTGAGTGAGGTAATCCCTTGAGAGCCTTGAGCACGGAGCTGCTGCCTATTCAGACCGATCGATTTCGACGATACGACTACAAGGTCTACGTCTACGATTTCGTCAGCACCAGATCCCTGGTCGTGCCGGACAACATCTCTCGGCTGGTGCAGGGTGCCACGCTTGACGCGCTTGCGGGTCCGTTGGATATCACGAACGTCGTGTCCGAGGTGGTCATGACTGAGCGCTCCAGCGATGTGGCCCAGGGGAACATCCAGGGGAATAGCATCTCTATCAATATCGTTGACAGAGGCACAGTGTATGATCCGGTTAACGGCAGTGCGAAGCGTTGGCTCAAGCCTGGAAACGGGATTCGAATCGTTGAAGGTGATTCGTCGCTGACCGAGGATAAGTGGGTAACTACCTTCACAGGTACGATCATCGGACGCGCGGGCGCCGAGATGACAGACCGCGCGGGCAACCTGATCCTCCAGGTGGCTGCCGAGGATCGCACCTCGTCACTGTTGAAGGTAAAAACGACGAGCCAAAACTTCGGGCAGGGCACGCCCTACCAATTCATCATGCGCTCGATCCTGGTGGATGAGGCGGGGCTCGCTGACGCGGAGTTCAACCTGGGTGGGGTTGGCACACAGGTCACAACGCAGAGCACCACGCAGATTGTCGATGAGAGCCCCCTGCTTTCGATGGCGAAGTTCTCGTTCGTCGATGGCTTCGTCCCGTATTTCAACGGTGGAGGGGTGATGGTCTTCACTGAAAATACCTCAACCAAGGGCCCCAGTGTCACCTACCTCAACTTGGATCCGTTCGAGGGCTTCAGCCGACCCTTCAGCCCGCTCGAGGATGTCAACGAAGTCGAGATCGTCGGGCTTCAGTCGACCATGGAAAAGATCGTTCAGCCCACACAGGCGCTCGCATCGGCCGGCGTGACCCTGGGCTTCTTCGGCGGTGACGCTTCCATCAAAGTTCAGTGGTCAAGTGATCGAACACAGCAGGCCGAAAACGCCCGCTTGAATGTGATCTCGTCCGTGACTGGTGCTCTGATCCCGTTCGGAGCCGAAAGCCTGAAGCTGACCACAGACGATGATACAGGCACGCGGTTTGGCCGCATTGAAGTGGAAGGGGCGTTCTACGCGCCGCTTGTGGTTGTCCTGTACGCGCTCGCGATCGTCGCCCAGTACATCCCAGATCTTGTGATCGTCGCAGGTTTCGGCGCCTCCTCCGGGACGACAATCTCGGTTGGACGCATCCTTGAGACCGTCGCTTCTCTTGCTATCGCGCTCATCCAGGCGACCATCGGACGCGGCGACTACGAGGTCATCGGTGAGCCGTACGAGTACGTCTTCAAGGAGATCCGTGGCGTCGCCCGCGTGGGCCAGTTCGCGTTCGTTGATATCCGAAACATTACCGTCGAGAACCACCTGATCGACACCCAGGGTGAGGCCGACGCAATCGCCATGCGCGAGTTGCGAACCGCCCGCAAGAGAGGGAACCTCTACAACTGCACGATGGTTCATGATCTACGGCTGGAGCCGTTGGATAAGTTTTTGCTGCCGGATGGTCGCGAGTTCATGATTCTGGAGATCGGTCGTACGCTCTCCAGGTCGCAGAACCAAATTGCGACGCTGGCCTTGTTTGAGACAACCATAGGGGTTCATCCGTGAACGAAGTACAGAAGCTCATCGATCGCGACATCCGCGCGCGACAGGAGATTCGCCGCGGCACCGTCCTGACAGAGCCCAAGATCCTTAACATGGACGCGAGTTTGCTCGAACGGACTGTGTTTGTTGTTGATGTGGACATTGGCGCCTCACGACCGCTCCGAGATGTGGTCGTCAAATCGTCGAACGGTGAGGGCGGACGCGCGTATGCCCAGCAAGGGAAGGCTGTGGAGATCGCACGCAACGCCGGCGGTCGATGGATCGTGATTGGTTCCGCGGATCGCATCACAGCGGTAGCAGTTGTCGCGCTGCTGGACGAGAGTGCTGACACAGTGACAGCGGGCGCACCCAAAGGCTTCACGACCGGACGGCGTGCGTTCGACTACTATTCAACGAATCTAGCATGGGGCGTCAAAGGCTTTGGCAACCAAGTTATTCTAGATGCAGACGGAAATGAGGTGGCATAGTGGCAACGAAACTCGGAACAAATCCGGCCTATTTGGAGGCGTTCGACACTGGCCAGGGGGTGGTTGGTGGTTTGTCCCAGTACCTCAACTATCCAGCTGACTTCAAGAACAACTTCGAGGCTATCCGCATCACCGTGGACACGATGATCGACGAGCTGGCAGCCGCTCGTCTGCAAGACGCGGCGATCCCGCGCGACATTCTGGTGTCGAGCGACGTAGAGACGAACAACGCAGGCAACGGTCGGTTCTCACCGAAGGATGTAAAGGTCTCGTACACAGGTACGGTGCTGACCATCGCGGCCGGGGACATGTTTGGCAATGGGCAGAAGATTGTGACCGCAGGGGACACGTTCAGCTCCACGCGCGGGAACGGCCTGTACTACATCGCGTCGGACATCAACGGGCTGCTTTCGATCTCTACCCTTCTCGGCAACGCATTCGTGGACGTCTGCACCATCACGGTTGCGGCGAATTTATTCACGACTCCGTTCGTCGACCTACTGGCCACGGATACCCAGCTCACTCCGCTGTTGAGCGGCGATACGATCAATCGGATCGTGGAACGCCGGAGCGCGACCGGAACGTTGGTCGGGGACAGCGCCCCTTCGATCCGGCTCGCCAGCAACGCGGGTGTGCTGCAGGATGCAGGGTTCTCGCACCTGGGAACTCCATCCCGCTTCGGCTGGATTTCGCAGAAGGCTACCGCGGAGGGCTCGGGAGCAGCAGTTGTCGCTGTCGAGTATCGCGAGAAGGGCCAGATGATGTATCTGGAACAGGCCCGCGTCTTCGCGGAGTTGCCCGTTGGATCACCCCAGACTATCGTGACAGGCGCGGGCTTCACCCCAATCACCTTTGCGGCGCCCGTTGGAAACTCCAACGGGCAGGACACATGGCGAAGAGAGCCCGCCTCCTACCTGACAAATCCGTTCGTCTCTGGCGCCAGCGCGTCACTCGTGATCCCGACTGGAACGGACTTCAACGGGACATATCTTTGGACGGCGTATCTTGTTGTTGAGCATGTGGACGCGGGCGCAATATTCGACGTTCAGATTCAAAAGGTAACAGGAGGCTCAAAGACGATCGCACGGCAACGAGGGCTCACGACAGGCACGACGGAAACTGTCTTCTGTCTGTCGGGCTACATGGACATGGTCAACACGGATTCGGTCCAGCTTCAGATCGACCATACGGGCGCCAGCAGCCATGACGTCACGTTCGCTCGGTTGTGCGGGATGCTCGTTGGGGGGCCGGTCACTTCAACGTGATGCTGATCACCCACACCCCAGCGGGCAATTGTCGAGTGGGCTAGAATGCCCGCATGGAAGAGTTCGCCCAAGGACAGCTTGTCGACGACCGCAACGTAGGCGGGCACTCCTGGCAGAAGCGCCGCCGGCTGATGTTCGCTGTGGTAGGGTTCTCCATGGGCTGTATCGCCTGGGCGCTCTACAAGGACTCCGGCTCCGCGATCCACCTGACAGCGGTTCAGATGGGCTTCACCACACTCATCTCGATCACCGGCACGTACGTGTTCGGTGCGATCTGGAACGACAAACCGTGATCTCGCTATTCATCCCTCCGTCTCTCGCGATCCTGGCGGCCAAGCATGGCAAGAAGCTCGCGATCGGACTCGTCATCTTGGTCGTGATCGCTGGTGTGTATTTCGCTGTGAAGATGCATGAGCGGACTGTCGAGAAGCTGGCCGCATCGGAAGCAGCTCGAGCCGCTCAGGTTGTGGCGCACGAGATCACAATTGCTAGCCTGGAGATCCAGAAAGAAGCCGCCGCTCGATGGCAGGCCTCGGCTCAGAAATATCAGGAGACGTTGAATGACCAAGTTCGCGTGCGTTACGACGCTGCAAGCGAAAACCGCAGCATTGCGAAAACGCTTTCTAGCGGGCGCCTTGAGCGCTTGGCTCGGGAAAAGCCGGAGCTACTGGAGCGGATTGCTAATCGCGGTACTGCTCGCATCATCGGGCTGCTCAACTGTACTTCCACCTCCCGCGGTTGTGACGGAGATAATCGAACTCCCGGATCCGACGCCGCCAATTCCGTATCCCCAGCCCCTGACGCTGGAAACATTCAAGTGGACCGTGATGGCCCCTGGGCATTGGAGAGATCCGGACGAAGTGTACTTCTGTCTCGCTCCGACGGAATACGAAGCAGCAGCACGTAACAATGGCCAGCTGCTTCGATTCACCAAAGAGGTGATGTGGCAGCTCCGGTACTACAACCAGGAGCCTACGGCAGATGGAATGGGACGAGTCGACGAAAGCGCTGATCAATGATGTGGCCAAAAAGGCTGCGCATGAGACAGTGCAGATTACGCTGACAGGACTCGGGGTGGACGCTCGTCATCCATTGGAGGCTCAGGCCGACTTCCAGTTCATCCGTGCTATGCGTCTTACGTGGCAATCAGCCAAGACGCGCGGCTTCCTAGTCGCTCTGGCGCTAATGGTCACAGGGTTCTTCAGTTTTCTTTGGTCAGCCATCAAGTCGTCCGCGGGAATGGGACATCACTAACAGCAGGAGCGCCCCTTGAGCGATACTCGACAAAAGGGATTAAGCGACGAGCTGATCGTCGCCAAGTGGGAAGAGACAAACGGCAACGTCCGCAGTGTAGCAACGCAGCTAGGCATCTCACGCGGAACCGTCTACCACTACGTGAACAAGCTGGGGCTTCGTAACGAGAAGCCGTTGGCTGGTGGCAGCATCAAGGCCAACGCTGCACGGAAGCTGGCCCTACCGAAGGGCAAGGTCGTTAAGCGCTACCTGCTGACGTCGCTCCAAAGCAACACCCACATCCATCCCGCCGTCTGGGAGAACGTCCTCGCGCTGAAGAAGTTCTGGGACGCGGAACTGCACATCGCCCGCTTCACGTACAACAAAAATTCGTATGGGAAGATGTCAGTCAAGCCGGGTACTGCCACCGAGCGTGAGAGCGAACTCTGGTTCGATCCGATGGCCGCCCCGTTCTTCTCCGACGAGTATCTCGCGCTCGCGCCAGGGCTCCACTGGTGTGGTCACACGAACGACCTTCCCACCACCGCCCGCCCGATGACCGGTTACGAAACCCTGACGGGATCGGACAGTTCGATCTTCCCACATGCGACGATGGATCTGCAGTGCGTCGCGACCAGCAAGCTCGACCCCGCGAAGTTCATGTACACCACTGGCACCATCGGTCAGATGAACTACCTCCAGAAGAAGGCGGGCATCAAGGCAGAGCATCACCACGCGTATGGCTGCCTCGTCGCGGAGGTCAACTCCGACGGCGACTGGTGGGTCCGCCAGCTGCACGCTGGGCCCAGCGGTGAGATCTATGACCTGGACGTGGTCGCCCAGGGAGGGAAGGCCAAGAAGGCGACGGGCAAGACGGTGTTCGCGTGCAACTGGGGGGACGTTCATCTCGAGAAGCCGGACACGGATCTGTTCGAGCGCACCTGGGGCAAGGGCGGGATCCTCGACGAGCTGCATCCCGACGAGCAGTTCATGCACGACCTGTTCGATCCACCGCGCAACCACCACGACGACAAAGACCCGTACAAGAAGTTCGAGGCCTACGCTGAGGATAAGGACAGCGTTGAGCTGATGATGCGTCGCGCGACGCACTTCCTGTCTGCGACCTCCCGCCGCCCGTGGTGCAAGACGGTTGTTGTGAACTCGAACCACGATGACATGGTCGAGAAGTGGACAGCCTACGCTGACTGGAAAGACGATCCGCCTAACGCGATCTTCCTGACAGAGTGTGTGCTCGCGAAGCTGAAGGCGATCGAGAGCGGGGACAAGGAGTTCTACCTGCCCGCCCACGTCTGCGAGACGATGGGCGTACACAAGGCCGTCAGCTTCCTGCGGCGCGACGAGAACTATATTCGAATGGGGATCCAGTTCGGGCAGCATGGCCACCTCGGGGCGCACGGAGCGCGGGGCGGGGTTGCAGCTTTCGCCAAGGTCAGCTCGAAGTTGAACATTGGTCACCTCCATACGCCCGCTTTGTTCCAGGGCGTGGCAGTCGCGGGCATCTGGGGTGACCTTGACCAAGGCTACAACGACGGGCTATCCAGCTGGTCCCAGTCGATGATCGCCACGATGCGAAACGGCCGTCGACAGATACTCACGATATGGAAAGGGAAGCACAAAGCATGAGCTGGAAACTATCACGACGATCGAAGAAAGAGATGGAAGGCGTCCACCCGGACCTGCAGCAGTTCGTTGGCTGCCTGCTCGACGAGAGTCCTGTGGACTTCGGTGTCCACGACGGGCTTCGTCTACTGGCAGAACAGCGGCAACTTGTGGATCTCGGTGCGAGCCGCACGATGAATTCCCGTCACCTCAAGGGCAACGACGGCTACGGACATGCAGTGGATCTCGTCCCGTATTTCAACGGGAAGCTCCGCTGGGAGTGGGAATTGATCTATCCGTTGGCTGAGGCCGCGCGCAAAGTCTCCCTACAGATCGAAGTGCCGATCCGCTGGGGCGGAGTCTGGGATCGCCGCTTGGGTAATATTCAGCAGGGCTACGTGGAAAAGGAAGTCGCCGACTACGTCGCGCGCCGCAAGGCTCGCTATCCCGGCAAGAAGGTCTTCATCGACGGACCTCATTTCGAACTGCCGAGAATCAAAGGGTACAGATAGGGGGGGG